AGTGGCAGGGGTAGCAGCTGTAGCAGGTTTAGGTATATTTACAAAAAATTCAATTAAGGCAGCTTTGTCTCAAGAGCGTTTGGATAAATCTTTACAATTGACACTGTCAAGTATAGGTAGGGTCGGCGCAGCCGGTGAGACATCTGACTTTATACAAGGTCTGCAGTCTGCTACAAATGTCAGTGAAGATGAACTTATACCCGCTCTACAACAGCTAATTGCTCAAACAAATGATTTAGAGGCATCTCAATCTCTTTTAAAAGTAGCCTTAGATGTCAGCGCAGGTACAGGTAAAGACTTAAATGCTGTTATAGATGCTATCACAAAAGCGGCTGTTGGTAACACTAGATCTATTGGTGCGTTAGGCATTGGTTTTACAGCTGCTCAAGCAAAAGCCATGGGCTTTACAAAGGTGATGCAATCATTAGAAAAATTTACAGGTGCGGCAGAGGCATCTACCTTAACCTTCGATGGACAATTAAAATCTTTTAAAATTAGTGCAGGTGAAGCATCTGAGACTCTTGGCACAGGTTTCATTACAGCCTATGCAATCATTTCAGGTGGCCAACCATTGATACAAAATTTAGGTAGAGATTTAGAGGTTGCAGCTACTCAATTTAGCAATATATTTGTTGGTATAGCAGCCGTTACAAAAGAAAAAGGTCTGGGTGTTTATGCAGAATTAGTCAAGGTGGCTGTACAAGGTTTGGTGGGCGAGACAAGCGCATTGGAAAATTTAGAGAAGGCAGGCATTAAAGCTGTAAGCAATGAAAAACAAACAGCTAATCAGCGTGAGGATAGACTAAAGAGCACAAAGAAAATATTAACCTTTGATCAAATTATTGCAGATATACAAAAAAAGATTTTGGCCGCAGAAAAATTAACTACAAAAGAGAAAAAAGGCCAAGCCGAATTAGACAAGAAAAAATCAGAATTACAAAGTTTGTTTGATTTAGACCGGATTAACCTACAAGCTGCCTTAAGCCGTAAGTTAAATGCCGAAGATGAGTTGCGTGTAAAGATCCTGCAAAAATTAAGAGACGGCACAAAAGACGCTGTTGATGAGGCTCAAAGATATGCAGATGTTTTAAAGGTTATTGAGGATGGCAAGATTACGACAGGTGAAATTGAAGAGCTTGCTAAAAAATGGGGTATGACTACTTTAGGCGTTACCTTATACATACAAGAATTGTTTAAAGCTAATGATGAGATAAGAAAAATGTTAGCTTTGCTATCTCAAACCCCACAACAACCGCAACCACCTAAACCTTCTGGTGGCTTTGATTACTCTCCCGAAAGCATTTTACAAAGATCAGGTTTGGCTAGAGCCAATGCTCAATATTTTGCTGAGCAAGTTTTTCCGGCAATTGACAAGGGTACAGCTACAGGTAGTCAATTATTAGACTATGCAAAAGCGGTCAATGAGGCAAGAGGTACAAGAAATGAGGCTGTAGCTTTAGCAGAGGGCGGTATTGTTACAAAACCTACAAACGCTTTGATTGGTGAGGCCGGAGCTGAGGCCGTCATCCCACTAGACCGCATGGGATCAATGGGCACAAGAGTTACTGTCAATGTTGCCGGCTCTGTAATCTCAGAGGGTCAATTGCAATCAGTAATCCAAGATGTTTTATACAACCTTAACCGCACTGGAGCTGTAACTCAATTAAGTAATCTAGGTAGATAATGCCGGCGGCAATATTTAGAGCTGAGATTGACTTTAGTAATGGAGCTTCGTTTGATCCGGCGTTAGTATTGGATGATCCTGCTACGCCTTTAGATGTTGCAATATTGGGTACAAGTGCAGCCGATGTTGTAGATATAACAAGCTTTGTAACACAGTGCTACATAAGGCGTGCCTTTAATAGATCATCTGACTCATTTGTTGGTGGCAGTGCCAAAATTGTCTTTGTGGATCAGACTGGTCAATTTAATCCGGCTAACACATCATCACCTTTGTTTGGCAAAATTAAACCTATGCGCAAAATCCGCATGACTGCCGCTTTTAACAATGTCACTTACAGCTTAGGATCTTTTTATGTGCAAGAGTGGAATTATCAGAGTCCTACAGGTTTTGACCCGGCCTATGTAACTTTAAATTGTGTTGATGGGTTTCAGCTTTTGAACTTGACCACAATTACTACAGTCAGCGGTGGTACTGCCGGCCAGACTACAGCTCAAAGAGTGACTAGCCTTTTGGATGCCGGAGAGTGGCCAACTTTTATGAGACAGATTTCTACAACAGCTACTACTACTGTCCAGGCTGACAATGGCAACTCAAGATCTTTGTTAGCAGCTCTTCAAGAGGTAGAGCAGACAGAGGCCGGGGCTCTATATGTGGATCAAAGGGGCTTTGTTAAGTTTATGTCCAGGACAGATATTATTACAGACTCAGGTGGCATTTTGACAAAATTTTCAGATGTAGCTTTGTCTGGAGATATTACTTATCAACAGGTCGAATTTGATATTTCTGATTTTCAAATGATCAACAAAGTCACAGTTACACCTACCGGGTTGAGCGGTCAAACCGCAAGTGATACCACAAGCATTGATGATTATTTCCAACATTCTAGGGTTAGGTCTGGAATTATGCAGACTGAGGCAGATGCCTTACAACAGGCTCAAATGATTATTGCTTCAAGAAAAGAGCAAGGTGTTGATATACAACTTAACTCATTGACTATAGATGCCTATAGCCAAGAGGATCCGGCAAGAGTCACTGCAGCTTTAGAGCTTGATATTTTTAACCCTATTGAGGTCACTCAAACCTTACCTGCAGGCAATGTAGTAAGTGATAGCGTTATTGCTGGTGTTCAGTATCAGATCACCCCTAATTCTTTTTTAGTCACATTCTCTTGTGCTCAGCCTTTTTCTGTAGGATTTTTGCTAGACTCAGCCGTTGATGGTTTATTAGATGAAGATAGTTTGAGCTACTAGGAGATATATGGCAAAGCAATCATTTGTGACCGGGCAGGTACTTACCGCCGCCCAACTAACATCTCTGCAACAAACCGCAATGTCAGGTGGGGCTGCCTCTGCTAAAACTACAAGCTATGTCTTAGTAGCTGCAGATGCCGGTACAGCTATATCAATGACATCTACAAGTGCTACAACAATCACAGTCAATACAGGTTTGTTTGCAGCCGGTGACACAGTATTTATACAAAATCTAGGATCTGCTACCTGCACAATCACAGCCGGTACAGCTACAGTCAATACAGCTGGCAGTTTGATCTTGCCACAATATGATGCAGGTATTTTGTACTTTGTCAGCTCATCCTCTGCAGTGTTTTATGATTACATTCAGGTAGGAGCAACATCCCCATTGACTACTAAAGGTGATCTTTATGGTTTTGGTACTTCGGATGCTCGCATCCCAATTGGAGCTAACAACACAGTCCTCACAGCTGACTCCGGGCAAACACTAGGCGTCAAATGGGCTGCAGCCTCTAGCGGAGCATTAACAAAAATTGCCTCAGCATCATTTACTACCCAATCAAGCGTTTCTGTTAATGGATGTTTTAGTAGCACATACAAAACTTATTGTGTAATTTGGCAAGCAAATGGCTCAGCAGGTGGAGCTGATTTGCAGTTGCAATTTCAATACTCAACCTCTACGGCACAAACAAGCGATTATTATTTTTCAGGTTTTGGTTATAAATCGGACAATAGTTTAATTACTTATGGTGCCAACAATACATCAGCAGCGGTTATTTATAATGATTTAGGCACAACAGCTACTTATGAAAGTTTTGGAATCTTTTATGTAGATGGAGCTGATGGCACTAGCAACAAAGCGGGATATTTTGGAAATGGTTATGGACAAGGATCACAAGCGAATATCAATTTTGCTGGAAAAGTAAATATTGATAGAACTTATACAGGCTTTTTGTTAAAACCAGATAGCGGAACAATTACTGGCAGATACCAAGTTTATGGATTGGAAAACTAATGACAAAACTACAACTAATAGAGCAATTCAAGTTAGATTATCCTACCCTCACAAAACAATCTGATGATGAAGTTATTACACTTGACCAAGATGAATATGAGGCAACTATTGATGCTTGGGCTGATGCTCAACTATTAAAACTAGCCAAGCAAGCCGAAGCCGAAGCAAAGGCTCAGGCTAAGGCTGAGTTACTTGAGCGTTTAGGCATAACTGCCGATGAGGCTAAATTACTCTTAGCATAATCTTGAGGAATTGTGCAGTAACTTATGATGGCCAGTATTAGAGAGCTGACAAGCCCAAACGGCTGGCCGGCAAGTGAAGACAGAAAAGCCATAGGCATACAGTCTTTTTCTATACCTGGCACTAAACTTAAAATTGCTTGTGCCAAAGATGTGGCACCAATACTTGTTGCATTTTGTAAGGAATTTCATGAGCTTGTAGAGCCAATAGATCAAGGTCAATTAGATGACTGGGGTTATGCCTTTAGAATGACAAGAGGCTCTGACAAAGTTTTAAGCAATCATAGCTCCGGTACAGCGGTTGATTTAAACGCTTTAAAACATGCACTAGGCAAGTCAAATACATTTAACAAAGAACAGTGTAATATAATCACATTACTAATAACTAAATATGGATTGGCCTGGGGCGGTCATTATAAAAAGCGCAAAGATGAGATGCACTTTGAGATTAAGATGGACAAAGAGCAAGTCAAACAAAAAATTAAACAGTTAGGATTATGATGAAACTAAGTGCAAAACAAAAAGCAATTGTAAAATCTTATGCACGCAGCGTAGCCGCTGCCACTGTTACCACAGCTTTGGCTTTGGTCGCAGATGTGCGCCCGGAGTTATCTATCTTGGCAGGTGCACTTGTAGCACCTTTAATCAGATATTTTGATGGTCAAGACAAGGCATTTGGCCGCAACAGCGAATGAGCCCCAATGACATGGCGGCTTTGACAGTAGCACTAATAACAATTATTGGCTCATTTATTGCAGCTGTCAGATGGCTTGTTAAGCATTACTTATCAGAGCTCAAGCCTGATAATAATGGTCAGCATAATCTTGAGGGTCGCATTTGTAGGATTGAAAATAAGCTAGACACGCTCTATGAAATCCTAATAACTAAAAACTAACCTGCATACCCTTCTCTTATGAAGACCTGCGTAATAGTGCCAACTAGGGGCAGACCTGAAAACATGGCTAGATTAGCTGCATCCTTTGTTGGCACAAATGCAAGTGCAGATCTTTATGCTGTTATAGATAATGATGATCCTAAATGGAATGAGTATGCAAAAGATGACTCTTATGTTTGCCTACCTGCAGAAAATAAAACAGGTGGTTGTGCGCACGCTCTTAATAGTGCTGCAGAGCTTTTACTTGATTTTGCTAACTACCCTTTTTATGATTTGTACATCTTCATGGGTGATGATCACCTGCCTAGATCGACTGATTGGGACAAAGCTTTACAAAAAGCGTTAATGGGTAAAACAGGCATTGCCTATGGTGATGACCTGCTACAGGGTCAAAACCTGCCTACAGCTTATGCAATGACCCGGGATATTGTTGAAGAGCTGAGAGGCATGACCTTCCCGGGATGCAAGCATTTGTATTTTGATAACTTTGTAAAACAATTAGGCATTGACTTAGATTGTCTCATATATCTACCAGAGATAATTATTGAGCATCTGCATCCTGTGGCTGGTAAAGCTGAGATGGATGAGGGTTATGCCAGGGTCAATCAGCCTAAATGGTATGAAGAGGATCTGCTGACTCTGCAAAAATATTTAAGATCTCAAGAGTATGCAGATCTTGTACATAAATTAAAATGAGGACAAGATTGAGGCCTGTTTATACAGATGATGAATTGCAAAATATTTATGCAAAACCTCACAATCATGCACAATTTAAAGATCACATTTTAAGGGTTGCAAAAAGTATTGAAATGTTAAAAGAATATAGTAATTACAAGTCCATTGCTGATTTATCAGCTGGTGATGCCACCATAATTGACTCATTGGATGCTGAGATTAAATTCTATGGGGATTTTGCACCAGGGTATAAATTGACTGGACATATTGACGACACAATCAAAGACATCCCAGATGTTGATTTGTTTATCTGTTCAGAAACTTTAGAGCATTTAGATGACCCAGATACTACATTAAAAGCTATAAGAGCTAAGACTAAATATTTATTTGTGAGTACGCCAAAAGGTGAAGATAATGATAACAATGTTGAGCATTACTGGGGTTGGGATGATGGGGATGTCAAGGATATGCTAATAAAAGCCGGCTTTGATCCTGTAGTTTATTTTTTATTAGAGTTAAGAAAAGACTATCATTATGATTATCAAATGTGGATATGTAAATGAACATCTTAATTACAGGATCACATGGCTTTGTTGGTAGAGCATTTAGGAGAGCTTTACCTTATGCACAATTGACTTTAGTAGATCTTAAGAATGGTACCGATTGCAGAGATTTTTTTAAACTAGAAAAAAAACAATATGATCTAGTCATACACCTTGCAGCTATTGTAGGTGGCAGACAACAGATAGAAAATGCACCTTTAAGCCTAGCTGTAGATCTTGCCATTGATGCTGAGTTTGCTAATTGGTGCATGGTTACTGAGCAGCCCTATGTGGTTTATTTCAGCTCTTCGGCTGCCTACCCAATAGAGCTACAAACTTTATCTAAAAAATATAAGTTAAAAGAAAAAGACCTGAACTTTAAAAAAATTGGTGCACCTGATATGAGTTATGGTTGGGCTAAATTAACAGGTGAGACACTAATGAGTTACTTAAGAGATGCTGGCACTCAAGTCTTAGTTTTAAGACCTTTTAGCGGCTATGGCACTGATCAGGATATGACTTACCCATTTCCATCAATTATACAAAGAGCGATACTAGGCTCAAATCCATTTGACATCTGGGGGCGTGCAACTACTACCAGGGACTTTATACACATTGATGATGTTGTAGATGCGGTCATCACAATGGTGCAAAACAATTGCAATCAAACAGTCAATCTTTGTACAGGTAGAGCCACTACTTTTCTTGAGCTCGCTCAAATGGCTTTGAAGACTTTAGGTATAGACAAGATGCCTAAGTTTAATATTTTGTCCGATAAACCGGCAGGCGTAGCCTACCGGGTAGGCAATCCGACAATGATGAGTGATTACTACACACCAAAAATTAGTTTGGAAGAGGGCGTGCACCGGGCAATATCTGGCATTTTGTGATTTACACTTAAGCCATGGCAACCACACGCAAACGCAAAAAGCCTGTACAAAAAAGGCGTAAGACTACCAAAGAGGCTGTATTAACCAAGTTAGATTTTTGGGCTATTGCAGCTAATGAGGTGTACATGGCCTGCCGTAAAGCCGGCATGGAT